GAGTTTCTCATTAATTCCAAAATAAGCCCACGTTCCAATTGCAACGAGCGCTATCAAAGACGCAACCGTTTTCATCGGCATCTGCACTTTTGCTTCTTCTGATATTGTTAAAGGTTTTTTGTTCATTCTGGTTTTGGAAGTATATAACCTTCTGGTGGTATTTTCAATGTACTGTTATCATTATCTAAACTTTTGGAATCTGGATTAGCTTTAATATAATCATCTTTTAATTCATCCCAAAGGCTGCCTGTAGGCATATTTTCTACTTCATCTACTTGAGGTACAACACCCCTACATTTTGATACTAACAGCGCAAAATTTTCATTTTGTGCAAGACTAGGATTTCTATTTACTTTGTTACACATTTTCATCAACTCAAGCTGTTGTTTGAGAATCATATTTTCTTTTGATGTTTTACAATCTGTGCCTAAATATTTTCTAAATGTAAGTCTTAAATTTTGTTCGTCTCTATCACTCCAGGAATTGTCATAGGGTCTGTATTCTGAATCTCTTTGTTCCACTGAAAGATCTATTTCTCCACACCTGTCATTGTTGTTGAGATATTCATTACGACCGTGTGCTTTGTTAGGATTACCAAAGATGGCTAGAAGAACTAACATTATTATTAATATTGCTGTAAATCTGTAGTCCATCCTGGCAGTCTCCATGGTTCATCCTAATAATTTATCTCTCTGTTAAGATCTTTAATGTCGTATTCCATTTGTCTAACTTTATCAGCTAAGACTTCATATAAATTTTCAGCCATTTCCCATGTGCCTTCAGCTCTTTCTAATTTTGCAATAACGGTATTAACACCATCCGTTAATACTTTCATGTCTCGTTGTATATTTACAAGATTAACCGTTTGAATCTTTTCAATTTCTGCTTTGTTTGCATTAATTGTATCTGTTAAATTAACAATATATTTTACGCCTGTAAAAGTTCCAACTAACACTGACGCTACGACCGGAACCATCACTATGTTCTTTTTTAATAAGTCTGCTATGTTCATTAATCGTTACACTTACAACGTTTGCCAAAAATTTTTTCCCAAACAGTTTTTACTTTATAAACCAATTGGTCCCAAATCTTTTGTATTTTAGTTCTCTTCATGTTTTTTCTCCTCAATTTCGTAAAAGAAATCGTCAGTATCTGCCGTTTTCCATTTACCCGTGTCCTCTACATTCCATTCATTTGTCTGCACTTTCCATTTTGGTATCTCATCCTTCACAGTGAAAGAGGGTAGATCCCAAATGATTCTATTGTTTGGTTGTGCTGCAAAATTGCCGTCGTCTAAAGCAATTATGTGGGCGCACTTATGTTCGTGCGGTATTTCTGAATGTTCAGTGTCTAGTATATTACTCTCTGGGTGAGCAAAATCAATAGTAAATAAATATTTACCAGGATGCCATTTACGGTCTTTACCTATGTATTTACCAGATGTTCCTTGAATTATATCCCAAGAAGTAACAGCAGGATAATAACTGAAAGAATTCCAAAGCTGAAGCTCATCAAGTCTACGTTTAGGTACGTTCTCAATCTTAAATCCGCGTTGAATAAAAGCCGAGATAGGTAATCTGTAAAAGATTGCACCATTTTCCATAATCGCGTGGAAGAGTAAGGCGCTTCCTGCAATTGACGTAACGCCGAATATAATACAGTCTTCAACTTCTCCATGATGTTTTTTACAATCAAATAAGTATTCTCTTCTTATTTGCGCGTAAGTCGCCGGTATGTTCGCATTTAAATAAGCCATGGGTTATCACAATAATATTGCCCCAGTTATAAGACCCCCAATAAAACATACAATTTCTCGTCTATACATTAGTTGCCATACTAAAAATTTATCATAATATTTTTTAACCATTTATTTCTCCCCAATTGTTTCCAAATTCATAATCTACTTTGTTTGGAACTTCTAGTGTAACAGCCTGTTCCATAATCTCAATAATTTTTTTAGCCTGTGCGTCATCTTCTATCGATAAATCTAATTCATCATGTATTTGTATATGAGGAATAATTCCTTCTTTGTATAATTCTAACATTGCTTTTTTAGTCATGTCTGCTGCACTACCTTGTATTAATTTATTCAAAGCTTTATATGTGTAGGCCCTCCTTATCCCCGGTCCATGTTCCCTGAGTGCTTCCTCATGTGGTAATGCTTTATGCATCCCGAACTGGTTTGGCTCCCAAAGATGAAACCTACACAACCTACCTAGCAACGTTCTTATTTGCCCCCGATCCTGTGCTCTATTCGACGCTTTCTCCATTAACTGTTTTACAAATGGTACACGTGAATGATAAGTATTAAATAAATCTGCAGCCTTGTCTTTTGTTACACCTAACTCTGCCTGTAATTTTGCTTTACCCATACCATAAAATAGGCCTAAATTAATGGTTTTAGCTTGTGATCTAGGTATCTGTGCCATATCTGCTACAGTTTGGTGAAAATCTGCGTTAGAGTCATTACTGTAAGATTCAACAACATCATAGACTGATGGTAACTTATATAAAGATGCATAGTGCACAACTAATCTTGGTTCTTGTTGTGAGTAATCAAATACACCCCATCTACAATTTTTTTCTGGAATAAATAAAGATCTAATTTTTGGTCCAAGGTCTTTGTTACGTGCAGGTATTTGCTGTAAGTTTGGATTTTGATAACTAAATCTACCGGTAACTGTGCCTCCACCTGCGTTACGTAGTTGGTTTATCTCTGCATGTATTCTACCTTTATGTTCATATCTTAAAATAGAATCTATAAAAGTTGTATGTGCTTTGTTAATTTCTCTTGCTTGCGCTATCATTTTAACCACTGGATGTTTGTGTTCTTGTAAAAAATTTTTTGTAAAACTTGGTGCTGCAGTTTTTTCTGTGCGTGGATATTCTAATCTTAACACATCAAACACATTTGCAATACTTCTTGCAGCCCAGATTTGTGTATCAATATTTGTTTCATTTTTTATATCGTGTAATAATTTTTGTTCTTGTGTAATTAATTCTTTTTTCATTGCATGAGCTTTTTCTATATCTACACGTACACCTTTAAATCTCATGTCAACCAAGCAGTGAAATAGATCAGATTCTAAATCAAATATATCTTCTAGGTCCTGATTAATTATTTCTTTTTTCATCTCTTGCCATAAGCCAAGAGTTATTTCTGCATCACGTTCTGCGTATGCACCTGCGTGCATCGCTGGCAGTTTATACATTTCTGATTTTGGGTCTATACCCCACTCAGATGCAGCCTCTGCTAATGCAGTTTCATTCTTACCATAACCAAGATAATGCCATGACAAACTATTTAAATCATATCTAAATCTATTTTCATCAGTCAACGCTGATGCAATCATTGTGCATGCAATGTCACCATTTATTTTTAAACCAAGAGCACGTAGCCAACAAACATCATAAATAGCATTGTGAAAAATTTTTGTTGATGGTGCCTCTAATATATCTTTTAACCAAGTTAAAACCCTTTGCCGATCCATGTTACCACCACCTTCATGGGCTATGGGAAAATATCCTTTGTAGTGTTTTGTTGCAACAGCAATACCTATAACTTCACCACTACCAATAACAGAACCAGATCCTTTTTTTAATAAGTCAGGATCTTTTGTTTCTAAGTCTATGGCAACTTCATCAACTTGGCGCAAATCAGGAAACTCCGTAGGTTTGACCCACTCTGTCTGTGCTTCAAACTTAGGAATTTTCACGAGTAGTCCCTCTCAATAACCATTTCTAAGAAATGTATTGCTTTCAATATATCTTCCTTCCCGTTCTTATCTTGATGACGGATAATATATTTTATAGCACAACCCTCGGGATATAGCAATTTATTCTCTACTACAAATTTACTTGGCTGTATTTTATATTTTTGATAATGTGATCCTCCATGCTGTTTATTCCAAACTTTCGATGTCATATCCCTTATCCTCCTTTTTTGCCGCCAGTATGTAAAGATTTTGTTTTGTTCTTGTTACCCCCACATACCAAACTCTGTTTTCCTCATCTGCTTTGTCGTCATTTTTTTCTGCAGACTCTCTAATTGTTTTTGTATTATCTAAAATTAATAAAACATTTTCTGCCTCCCCACCTTTTGCTGAGTGAATCGTAGATAATTTTACCCTTGGATCTTTTGATAATTCCTCTTCGTTTCTTAGCATTTCACGAATGTATAAATTTTCTTCGGGGTTTGATTTAAATACTTCGTACCACTCTTGAGTTCGTGAGTAACCAAACTCATATAAATCATACATTCTTTCTTCAAAAATTTCTGTATCATCTTGTAAAAATTCAAACAAGTCTCTACACTCCAGCAGAGATAGCTTGTCTCCGTTGGTCCACCTGGTGTAATTTTTAATAGATGCGTATAGTCTTTTTCCATAGCTTTTACGTCCTTTGTATTCATAATAAATAGCCATATCTTTTAATGTTGGCATAAGTTTGTTCAACCTATCGTTGTATCTAGCTAACACTAACCACCGACCTAAATTTAATGGAACATCTTCAATTGAAGTTATATGATGCACTGAGCCTGTTTCTGGTCGTGGGGACCATTGTTTTTTTATTCTTCTTTCATCAGGTATTCTGTTTAAAATTTGATCGGCTATATTCTGCACAGTTCTTGGAACCCTGTAAGATTGTGGCAAGATAATGTCTTTTTTAGCTGCAATATTTTGAAACATTTTGACATCTGCTCCTGCCCAGCCATATATAGCTTGATCATCATCCCCCGCTAAAACCACATATTTAGTATTTTTTATTATTTCTTGGCACATTTTCCATTGAATTGGAGATAAGTCCTGGGCCTCATCTATAAAAGCTATATCTAATTTTGGACACATTTTTGACACAATAAATTTTTCAATCATGTCAGTAAAATCTACCAATTTAAAAGAATTTTTATAATTAATAACCTCTGTTTGAAGTACAGACAACAATCGTTTGTCTAATGTTTCTGAATACATGCCTGTATTATATTCATCCTCTACAGGTATTTCTTTAATTCTTGCAGCATTTATTAAATTAAAATATTCACTGTTAGAATCTACAAAACCTGTTTTTTCTTGTCCATCTGAATAAACTGTAACTTCAATACCTATTTTTCTACCTATGTCCTCATAATGTTCATCTTGCATTACCTCTGATTTTTTAAGACCTAATCTTAAAAATGCCAGTGAGTGTAAGGTTCTAAAATATTTTAAATCTTTTCTTTTATAATTAGAATATTTTTCCAACATCCTATCGATTGCCTCGTTGGCAGCTTTTTGTGTAAAGGCAAAGTACCCTATTTTATCTATAGGTGTCCCTAATTTTAAAAATGTTTTTACATATTTTAAAAGTTTTGTTGTTTTACCTGTACCTGGTGGTCCAAATAATTTTCTACTAATCACATTATCTCCGTTTTATGTTTTATAGGACTATGGTTGATAGGTATTTCTTCAAAAGATTTTATATTAATTTGCACTACATTTTTTACAGAGGCATTGTATTTACCTTTTTCTTTTGTAGGAAATCTTTTTTGTTCTAAAAATTCTATTTCACACTCCCTATATGACAACTCCATAATACGACCTGTCTTTTCTTCCTTATATTTCCAATCTTTAGCTTTTAGTCTTTCAAAAAATTTATCAAATTTAAAAAATGCATAATCACCTTCTATTAATACTGACCCAGTTTTAAAAGCAGCATCGTTAGTCGCTTTGGGGCCATTTATTTTTGCATGTAAAACATCATGTAATTTTTCTTTTGGTGAAGTTCCTATTGGTGGTTGGACTGTTTTTTGTGTGGAATACAAAGCATCCATAACTGTTTGTTCCTCATCACCTTTTATTAAAGGGGGTAAAAAGCCCGCAGCTTTTGCTATTGCATTTCTACGTTTACGTTGATCATTCAAATGTTCTATTGATCTACAGTGCACCGTAGCTGTCCCAATGCCATCAGGTTTAGTAACATCAAATTCATACTCAGGTTCTTCAAATATTTCTATCTTTCTTAAATTAGTTAATACGGGATATGCTCCCTTTGATCCTGCTAACACTCCAAATTTTTTCTTAACACAAATACCTTTCTTACAAAAATCGCTTATTGGGCTTTCATTGCAAGTATATCCTTTCTCGGATCTTTTCCATGATTTTAATTTAGCACTTAATTTTTTATCGTCCCAAGCATTAGCATGCGACTCTTCAAAAAATTTTACTGGTGCATTTTTAACCTTGCGTTCCCAATCGTCAGGGTACTTCATCTTCACAAACACATGATAATTATACATAAATCGATCCTTGCCATCGAAACCTTTTTGATCAGAAACTTTGGAAATGTCTGCGAGACAAGGCGGACCATCAATTAAATCTTCATCTACCCC